CGATACGAGCGTAGGTCAGCAGGTTGTACTTTTCCGATCCATCGCCGAAGGTGCCGTACTTGATTTCACCGGCTTCGTTCACCAGCAGCAGATCGGGCATGGCCCCCAATTGCACCACGCTGATGGGTTTGAAGTCAGCCAGGTTCGGCGCACGGCGGGCCCAGCGCGTGTAGGTACCGGGATTCTCGTCATAGCCCATGCGCAGGCGCTTGTAGGCCACGTTCGCCAAGATGTTGGCGAAGTCGCTCGTGGTATGGAATGCAGCTTCGCGCGTAGCCATGTTGCCGCGGAAATGCAGCATGCGCTGGGCCAGCGTCATGCGGTCCAGGCCACGCGTGGTGACGCCGTTGGCTTCCAGCCAGTCGCGGCCGATTTCCAGCAGGCTCATGCCCCGGTACTGGCGGCCGTTGTCAGTGAGCGCCTGGCGCGGGTCGCAGCGGTTCAGCAGCGCTTCTTCCACGCCGGCACGGCGCGTGTCGGCCTGGTCGCGCATGGTCTGCACCTGCACGTTGGTGTTGCCACCACCGGCGGCGCTGCGCACGGCCAGTTCGGCCAGCACGCTGCTGTTGGCAGCGTCCAGCGTGGCGTTGGAACGGATCAGGCCGGCGGCCAGGTGCGGCACGTTGTGGCGCTGGCACAGGTCGGTGATGTCGGCGCTGCGCTGCACGGCGGCTGCGGCGGCGGCCGTGGCGGCCGCTTCCTGCGCGGTACGCTGGGTGGCTTCAGCGGCAGTACGTTGGGCAGCTGCTTCCGCGTCCCGCTGCGCCTGGAGTTCGGCTTCGGTCATGGTGGGTTCCTGGTTGGAAGTGAGGGGCGTAGCACCCCGGGTGGTGAACTCGCACGCGCTGCCGTGCGCAGGTTGGGAACGGGTTTGCGCGGTCTCGCCGGCGCGGCTGGCCGCGTGCGGGTCAGCCGGCACGGCGCAGAACGTCAGTTCTGCGGGCGTCCAGCGCACCGCGCGGTACAGCGGCAGGTTGACGCCGTCGGTGCGGTCCTGCGCGCGCGTGATCTCGTAGCGCTCGACCGAGTAGCCGAACGACATGCTGCGGATGATTCCGGCGCGGATGTCGCCGATGACACCGGCCTTGGCCGGGTCTGTGCTGAAGGCGATGCGTGCACGGCCTTCACCGTTGACGATGCTGCCTTCGATGGCACGGCCGAGGACGGCGTCCAGACCCCAGGTGCGATGGGTGTCGACAACGTGAACCGCACCCGCATCGAAACGGGTCATGTCGACCGCTTCGGGCGACACGTCGAGTTCTTCTTCGAAGACCTGGTCGTTGTACCAGTCGTAAGCGCGGCGGCGTGAGCCGGTGGTCCAGACGACCTCGATGGTGTTGTCGGCCTCGCGGTACGACGTGGGCACCAGCGACGCGGTGCGCAGCTGCACCGGCATCACATGGCGCGCGGCGCTTTGGGACGCGCCAGGTGCGGGAGCGATTGGATTCGGCATGGCGCTATCGTTCCGCGCTTGCTGTCTCATTTCTAGGCGAGCGTGAGACAACTTTCATCGGCGCGCCGAAAAGCGGTCGCTGCGAGTCAATGAAAAAGGCCCGCTCGTGGCGGGCCTGCTTGGCAGATGGGTGCCCCCCCCACCGGACACCGGGGCTGGCACCAGTTCCAGCAGCATGGCAACCGTCGCAGCCGATGCCGCCGCATCCTCGGTTGCAATACCGACCTGCGAGCCACCAGCGGTCTTGTTGACCCAACGATTGACCGCGTCCCAGTACAGGCGATCGCCGCGGGCGATTGCCAGGGCAGGCGCCTTGGCGATCTGTGCCACGCCGTTGATGGCGAACGCACTTTTGACACTATGCTTGGCATCGATGATCGCGATGCCGAACAACGAATCGCCGAACAGGAAGCCCTGACCAGCAGTGACGGCGACGCCCGCGTCCAGATCGAGAATGTCACCGCGCTGAACTGAATTACGCATTGCTTGAGCTTCCGTCGTTTGCAGGGGTGTTGCTGCCGTTACCGTCAACCGAGAACCGGCCCTTCTGCAGCATGAAAAGAATCTGCAGCACGCCGGATTCGCCCAGCTTCTTGAAGTCGCTTTCCAGTTCCTTGAAGACCGCGTCAGGGTTGTAGCCACGGCGGCGCAGGCTTTCGCTGATGGTCAGCAGGCCCGAGCTGATGAGCTTCAGTTCGCTGGATGCGTCTTGGTCAGGGTTGGTGTAGTCCCACTTGGGCGTGCTGTGGTCGCATGTGGCGTCGTTGGTGCGCCACTGGCCGCCCAGCACGCCGGCGCTGATGAAGGCCTGCCAGATCGGCACACACAGGTTCGGGATGATGCTGTGCCACTGTTCGGCCTCGATGTCGCGGCGCAGGTCGCCCTGGCGGACGCGGGCGCTGCTGAAGTTCACCTCGGTCATGTCGCCGGTGCACATCTCGTAGGTGGCACCCATCGCTGTTGAGACGATGTGCATCTCGTGCTTGATGTGCTGGATGAACCCAGGCGATGCGTTCGGCGCCACGGTGGTGACGTTCATGCCAGGCGGCAGCTGCGTGATGCCGCCGCTGGCCAGCGGCCCGAGGTCGCCGGTTGCAGCACTGCGCGCCTGGTTCATGCCTTCCACGTCGGCCTGCGACAGCGCCGAGGGGTCGCCGCTGACCAGTACAGACAGGCGCGATTCCAGGTTCTTGCGCGCGATCTCGGCGTCTTCCAGCAGGCTGACATCACGCACGCGGGTGATGATCGACGCCAGGCTGGAAATGCCGCGTCCTTGGCCCGGGCGTTCAGGCCGGAAAAAGTGAATGAATTCCGACGCCGGCACACGCTTGCTTTGCGTGCGGCCGCGGGCGCGCACCAGGCCGATTTCGCCGGGGTGCTGGTCCCACAGCCAATAGGCCGCCGCCTTGCCCAGCACGTCGTATTCGATGCCGTTGATGATGGTGTTGCCCGGCATGGCGCCGCCGGCACCAGGCGCGCTCATGCGGGTGGAGTCGAGCCAGTCGATTTCCAGCAGCTGCAGCTGCAGCGGCACCGGCAGGCCGTCGGATGCGCGGCGCCAGCGCAGGCGGATCAGCACTTCGCCGTCGATGCGGCGGGCACGATAGGCGGCGGCCAGGAAGGCGCCCAGGCTGAGGCGGCCGTCAGCGTCGCAGACCTTCGACCATTCGGCGAATACCTGGTTCTTCAGTTCAGCCTGCGCGCCGGTGGCGTACGTGGTGATGCCGGTGCCGATGGCAGCGGACACGCGGCCTTCCACGCCGGCATACACGTAGGGCACGTTCTGGTAGAGCGAGCGCGCCTTGTTGCGGATGGCCACCGCGTCGCCGTAGTGGTCGGCATTCGCGCTGGCGCCGCCCCGCCGCGGCTTCCAGCCGTCGCGCGGGTTGGCGGCCTCGTAGGCGCGTTGCAGCTGCTGGCGGTGGTACAGGCGGATCAGGCCGGCGCGCGGGCTGGCCCAGCCGATCAGGCGGTCGAGCACGGTGCGCTGCACCGGCGGCTGTGCGAATTGCGGCCGGTTCATCATTCGCCCCGCTGCGACGTGAAGCGGAAGCGCCAGGGGCCATGCTGACCGCTGGTGGTGGCCTGTTGCTGGGCCAGCTCGCCCTTGACGTGGGCGTAGGCCTCGCGCAGTTCGGCGACAGACCGGAACTTGACGCGGCGCCCGTTGTATTCAACCTCAAGCTCAGCGCCGACGATGGCTGTGTTGAGGTTGTTGAGATCCTGTTGCGTAAACGACATGCACCCAGACTAGGGCGCGGTTTGTCTCATTTCTAGGCGAGCGTGAGACAACTTTTAAGGCCGGCGCGCTGTACACGCGCCTTTACTGCGGCTGCTCTGCTGCTGGCGCACTGGCAACGCGCCCCGCCTGCTTCAGCACCCGGTACACAGTAGCGCGGCTACAGCCGACCATACGCGCCACTTCAGTGGCGTTGCGGCCGTTGAAACAGCTGAGGATCTGCTGCGCCTTGCGTTCGCGTGCAGCATCGCCCGCTGGTGTGATGTACGGCCGCTCGCCGCGCTCGCTTTGCCGGATGTACTGCTTCACGTCCTCGACCTCGGTGGGCGCGATGTCGGCCAGGCGCTGCGGCCAGCTTTGCAGCATGTAGGCCCAGACGCGGTCGACGAAGTCAGGGTCGCGGAAAGGTGAGTCTGCTGCGGGCGGCTCAGGCTGCGGTGATGGCGCTGCCAGGTCGACCAGTTGCGGTTGTTCGCGCGGAGTGGTGTTGCGTCGGGTCATGGTGTCACCAGGCGCGCCCCAGGCGCGCC